TGATAAGTGTTATTTGTGGTTAAAAAACAAAGAGAAGTTTGTTGCCAATAGTGCCCAATTGAAATTAGATTTTATCAGTAATACTCCTTTAGCAAGTGGTATATCAGTTAATCTAACTACTGATACTTTTTCATTAGACGAGGGGTTTTTAGATTTTGCAGATATTTGGTTTGGTGCTTACCTATCAATTACTTGTAACCTATCAAATGTGTTGTTGAAATGCTTTGTTTATCAAAACGGCTCTTTGCTTAATAGCTTTGAATTCCTCAGTAGTACTGCTGGAAGCCTACCTATGAGTTTAGTTTACAGAGACGAGCAATCATCATATTCAATAACCGGAGATTATCAGATATTCATCAGTAGCCCAATTCCAGTTACCTTTACAACTTCAATAGAATTTAGAGCTGGTTTTTTAGGAGAAGATAGCTACGGAGACCCAGCAGAAGAAACTGGAACACTAGGAGAAATATTCGGAAGTACTCCACAAACTACAACTACCATTCTTGATCTAACTCAATATATGCCAGACATAAAAGTGAGTGACTTTTTTAGCGGTATTCTAAAAGAATTTAATTTAACATTAGTACCAGTTGGTAAGTTTGAAGGTAATAAGTTAGAAACGCAAATTATTTTTGCTAAAGCAAGTTAATCTTATGGGAACTCTGAATCTAGATAATACTAATATAAAATTTTGGGACACTGTTAAGTTAGTAGCTCTTGCATTTACAATAGCAGGAGGAATTTGGAGATTTGAAACACAGATGGCAAACTTACAGAATAGTCAAGAAGCTTTAAGGAAAGAAATAATGTACACTTATAGTGTTGAAATTATAAAGTTAGTTTGTGTAGCAGAACTCCAAAATACATTACCAATTATTCTAACAATGTTACCTACTGTAGATGGTGCTGTATCAGTTATAGAACCTGCTGTTGTAGCATCCATAAATAATGGACTACCAACTGCTCCTGCTGATAAATAAGTAGATTCAACGTAACCTCTTATTAAAATTGAAGTAGCAGTATCTGTTGCTCCAACTGTATGTAAGCAAATACCTAACATGTTATAAGCTGCAATAGCAGATGAACTACCTGTAGCTTTTTGCCATTTACCTGCTGCATTTCTATAACATAATTGACCAAAGTTTAAAGCTTCTCCAGATACTTCAGAATATAAAACTTCTCCTGAATGATAGTTAGTTGTAAAGTTTTGTAAATTACCTAAAACAGAAGTTACACCGTCACTAATTGTTCCTGTTCTTGGTGTTGTATTAAATCCTGCAATTAAATTATTTGTAACTCTTAATGTATTTTGAAATCTACCTGTACCATTAACGTCTAATCTATAACCATTATCCGTAAAAGTTCCACCATTTGAAATCAATACATTTCTTGTAGAACTAAACATTACCAAACCTTTATCTCCCGATGAACTAAAACCAGAGCCAAAACTTAAATCAGAACCGCCTCTAATGTTTGTTATAAAAAAAGTACCGTATGGAGCTCCAGAAGTTCCTAAATTTGGTGAACCACCATTATTACTTATACTACCATTTATTTGAACTTGACCATTAAATTGCGCTGAAAAGTTATTAGTAATAGTCGCATTAGTCCCAGCAATTGGTGCGTTAAATACATTACCATAAGCGTTGGTAATAGTTGAAGCACCAACAAATGAATAAGTAGTTGCACCCCATACGTTTTCAGATTGAGTAGTTATGTTACCTGTTGGCCATTGAGTAGAACCACCTAAATAATTCCACCCTAATAAAGGAGTAGATGCTGTTGCACCTGTTACTGCATTTTTAGTAATATTAAATGGAACGTAACCAAATGGATTAGAAAGCATATTCCATGTAGTACGCATACCAAATTCATAACTCATAAATACAGTACCTGCTCTTGATAAATACATTTGAGCTGGACAATTTAAAATAGTATCACTTGCACCACCTCTGATTGTATAATTAGCTCCACTTGGAGTTGCAGTATTATTCATGTATAAAGCACTAAAAGAAGTACTACCTACTAATGAACCAATACTAACAAAAGCAGTATCTTGCCCTACTGTAAATATTCTTTGAGCCGAAGGAGTTGCATAGTTACCAACGCTTACTCTATCAGTTGAGCCAAATCTTAATAAACTACTTACTCCATTAATAATAGGAGTTGTTAAAGTTCGTGTACCTAAGTCAACATTAGCCGTTGCACCTGTATATGGTACATAACTTGTCAAAGCACTTGAAGTAATATAACCACTTGGATTAGTAGCATTGTAAGGAGTGAAACCTAAAGCAGAAACAACACTTTTATTTTTCCATAAACCTGTAGAAAATTCGTATGTTAAAACCTCATTATCACTTGGTGTAGTTGTAATTAAATCTACATCGTGAATTTCATTTAATTCAAAACCATTCTGCACCTTAACAAATATTGAACCAACTGTAGAACTTGCTCTTGTTACAATACCAATAAATACTAAATGTTCAGGAGCGTATGGTTTATTAGCTAATCCATAAATTAATTCTCCATTTATTCCTAACCAAACTGGGTCACCTTCGTTTGCAGTATTTGTATCTAAACCTTCTAAAATACCTTCTGTAACTACATATCCTTGACCATTTAATGCTAAATTTTCAGCTATTAATCCAAGTATTTTACTTGAAGTAGATTCATTTCTATTATCACCTTTTTGAACTAAAATGTTAGCTCCACTTGCACCACTTACATAAACTGCTTGTCCTTTAATTAAATTTTCATCTGCTTTTACTCTTTGCTTTAAAAGATTAACAAAATCAGGAACGTCATCAATAGTAATATAAATACTATTATCTACAGTTCCATTTGCTTTTAAAAATTGTGATGCTGTTCCACCAGTTTTAATAAACGAATTAGCAGTTATTGAATGAGTAGTTGTTCTACCTTCATCTGTTACCGATTGTAAAGTAGGCTTATTTAAATCTGCTACTTCTTGAGTAGTTGCTTGAACTGTTACACCACCTTGAACAATTGGAACTAATTCTGTTCCATCTAATGTAGTAGATGCTGGTAATTGAGATATTTTTTTGTCTGCCATTATAAAATTATTTTACTATTGTTTTCTTGTAATAAGTAATATCCATCCTCTTTTAACAAATAATCAATTCCATCAACTGTTACATATTTTAATGTAGTTATTGTATATCCTTTTTGTAAGATATATTTAGGAATCATTGTTGCTTCATATTCATAATCAAAATTTATATTAGCTAAATTTTGCTGATTAATATTTGAAATTCCACCTAACTTTAATACATCTAAAACACGTTCTGTAGTGCCAAATATTTGTAAACTTACATCAAAAATTGATTGATTTTGGCGTATTGTTACATTCTTTTTTAAAATTGTTTCAGTTGTTACTACAGGTTTAAAAGTGTTGGTTAATATTGGTTCATAATAAATTTCAATTCCTGTAATTGATTCATTATTTATATTTTCTAAAATAGGATTCCATTTAATCAAATTATAAACATAACTAATATTTGAGTAAAGTTTTAACGATACATCAATTATTGATTCTCCATATTTTATAGTGTATTTAGACATTTCTTGTTGCGTCTACAGTTATATCTAAAATATCATAAGGACTTACATACACATCTACATCAGTAAAACCATCGGCTTCTAATTGAACTGCAATGTTACGTTTTAACGCTAAACTTTGACCACTTGATTTTATGTAGTTTTCAATACCAACTCCACACAATGGAAATTGTTTCCACGAACCAATCCATGAATCAATTATTAATTCAATATGCTGTGAATCACTTTCTTGAACATCAAAATCGCCATTTACAATATGTAAATCACTATCTAATAATATAATATCTTTAACTGCCATGTTTTACTTTTATATTTTGTAAGTCGTTTTTTACTGTAGGTGTTAAATTACCAACAACAACAGGAGTTGCAGGACCAGTATTTCCACTAATTAAACCACCTGAATGAATGTGTGTAGATGAATATGTTATTAACTCATTTACTTTATTTTCGAGTTGGTTTAATTTTGTAACCAAGTCATTAACCTTTACAATTCCATCTAAATTATCACCGTTCAAATGTATTTCATCAATTTCGCTACACATTGAAATGTAACCTGTAGTGTTGTTAATTAAAGTAACTACTACAATACTATTTTCTTTAGGTATTAATTTGAAACCAATTTTATTATCAGCAATTAAACGTACATTAATTAAAATAGCTGAACCATCTACAGGTTCGCAATCACATAAATACTTTTCTGTATCAATATTTGTTACTATGCAAACTTCAGAATAAGTTTTATCTATTCCTGCAATTTTACGAATAGCAAATTTTATATTTTGTAAATCATCCATTAACTACCGTTGTTTCTAAAATCAAATACATTACTTTCTGCTTTGCCTATAAATGAGCCTACATCAATAGTTTGACGCCATCCACCGTTTACACTTAAAGAATATTCATTACCTACAATTTGATAATAACCATCTTGCTCAGGAAATTTCTCGCTTGTTATTTTTGCAATATCTCCATGTTTTACAAATGGTTCTCCAAATGTAAATATCTTACCAACGTAACCAGTATATTTAACCTCTTTTAATTTTAAATCTGCAAATGTTTTTAAATCAGCATCTGTAGCGTTGTAAGTATAATATGTTTTTTGTGAGCCATCCAAATCACCAACTTCAATCTGTTTTTTAGTATTATTTGCATCCATACTAATACAAACTATTTTTATATTTAAATCATCTGCTTGTTGGTATTCTAATGATTCACTATTTATAATTGTTTTTTCAAAAGCAAATTCTTCTGTATTACTTTTAGCTGCATTACTTGGTAAACCAACGTGTAAAACGCCATCTACAAAATAAGAATATAAACCATATTCACGTCTTAAAACATCTAATACTTCTGTTACACTTACTTTTGTTGCTCTTAAATTACCTAAATTAACATCATCTGTATAACCAATTCCATCAGGTTTATTAACTATAATTTTATATTTAATATCTTCAGGAATCATGTAGTCAAGTAACTGATTCAATGTTATAGGGTCGCTTGTTATAATTGGTTTTTTTAACGGTTTACCTTGAGGATATTTCTTTGTAGGTTTACCGTTTGTAATAATTCCTGTTTTTTCTGGATACGTTACTTTAATATTTTTTAATAAAAACATTTTATCCTCACACTCAATAACAATTGGATTGTTTGCTCCAATTTTAGTAATGTAACCTTCAAAAATTGTTCTTAATTTATAATCATAACCTATTTCAATCTTAATTGAATCACCACGTCTGAATAAAGCAGTAGTTCCTGTAAATATATTACGACCATCATAATTAATATTTCGTGGAAACATTACCTTTGCAGTACTTGTTAATTTATCATAGGTAGTATTAACGGTAACTTCATTAACAAAATCTATTTCAAAGACTTTGCCATTTACAGGAGTTATTGTTATTTTACTATCTATTTTAAGCATTAGATTTTATTTCAAATGGAGTTTCAGATAAACAAGTTAATGTATAATCATATACGTTCCTCATGCCCTCACGTTGCTCGTAAGTAACGTTTGTTATAACTACAGTATAAACCTTTAAGTCATCAAGAAAGTTGCTTATAACGTCTATTTCAGCGTTGTAACCTCTAAATAAATCTAATTTTTTTAATTCCTCACTTGGACGTTTATTTGATAACTCACCAACAATAACGCCACGAATTGATATTTGCCAATCACCATCAGAAACATATTCTTTAATAGTTCCATTTCTACCTTGAACCGATGTTTTAACAATGTTTTTTTCTTGAGTAGCAGTTATTAAAGCAACTTCTAAAACCAAATCATTAGCAGTTATTTGACCTGTATTTCTACTATCAGGAACAAATGTTTGAGTTTGATTACCAGCTCCTGCAGGTTTTTTAAATATAACGGCATCAAATACTTGCATACCTGATAAATTACCAGTAACACCTAATGTATCCTCAAACTCTTGCTCTTTAGAAACTTTAGTTTGGTCAATATTGTAAAATTTAGGTTTCAATAAACCCAAACCCAAACCTTTTAAAATTAGTTTAGATTGATTTTCAATATTTTGCCTTCTTGTTAAATTGAATTGCGCCATTATCTTGTTATTAAATTAGCATCATTTACCATTTCTAAGAATACTTTTGAAATTTCTTCACGAATTTTACTTGTACCTTCTTTTAATGTTTGTGTGCTTAAATTTAAGTTTTCTACTAATTTTGTAATATTAATTGTTAATGATTGAGGTCTTGCTGCAGTAATATTTACGCCCGAGTTTTGAGCACTTGGTTTTAATGAAGCAAGTTTTTCCTTTTCAGTTGCGTTTAATTTATCATTTGGTTTTGACTTTAAAACAGACATTGAACCCTGTAATTGTTTTACAGCATTACCTGCTAATAATATTTTTGCACTTGCAAATTCATTAGATATTTTACCTGCTTTTGCTTGTTCATTTGTTCTTTTAATTACATCAGAAAAATATTGTAAATTTTGAGCAATATCTTTAAATGAACCACCACCTGTTTCTGTAATACTTTGATATTCTGCAGCTGTATTTTTTAATGATTGTCTATCTCCAACTAACATTTTAGATTTTAAACCTAAATAATCATTATAAAATTTAGATAAAAAATTTGATTCTAATCCTGTTCCTTTTAAAGTTGAATCTAAAATATTTTCAGCAGTTATTTTTCTACTAACAGCATTCAACATTTTATTCATGAAGTCAATAGTACCAGCAATAATACCTGTTTGTGATTTGCCTATATTAACCTTTATTTGTTCCCAAGTGTCAGCCATGTTAGATAACTTTCCACCAACTGTTTGTGATTGTTCTGCCATTAAATTAAAGAATTGACCACCCTCAGCAGTCATATCTTTAAAAGAACCTTCAATATCTTTGAATCCTATTTTACCAGCCGAAACCATTGAATTAATGTTTTCAGTTGTTGTATTTAATCGTTTTGCTAATGTTTCATAAATTGGAATACCACGTCCTGCAAATTGACGTAAATCCATTAAGGTAACACGTCCACTTGTTTTTAAAGTACCATATAAATAAGCAATATCCTCTAATGGAGCACCAACTCCACTACTAACATCACCTAAAGTTCGCATTGTTTGAACAACCTCACTTGCTTTAAAACCATATGCTAATAATTGCTTTGTAGCTTTTTGAACTTCTACTAATTCAAATGGTGTTGTTTTAGCTAATGTAGTTAATTGACCCTCTAAAGCGTTTGCAGCATTAGTATTACCATGTAGCATAGTTTTTAAACTTGCATGGAAATATTCGTAATTTTTTAAACTATCAATAACTGCTTTGCCAAAACTTACAACAGAACCAACTGCAAAAGCACCAGCAATAGTTGCACCAACTTTACTCATAGCACTATCCATTCTTGAAGTTGAATCAGCAGCACCTCTCATTTGCTTTGAAAACAAATCTTTAAGTGATAGCGTATAATTTAAATCTTTACTCATTTACTTTTGTTCTTGTACCGTTATAATCTAAAACGAAATCTAATTGTGCTACTGCTTTACACCATTGTGAATCAGTCAATGTACTTGGGTTTACATTAAAATAAAAGCGAATGAGAGCGTTGTTTTTTTCACTGTCATTCGCTATTATTAAATCCCTATATTTTTTTAATTTTTTTTTATAATTGTTTGTTGAACTTTCAATAATTGTACTACTGCATATTCTAAACTTTCCATTGCATCCTCACTTTCGTAAATTATTGATAGTTTATCACCACCAACGTAAAGATTGTTTAAAACTGCTTTAATAGCACTTTCAGAGCTTTTTTGAGCTAACTTGCTCGCCATGTCTCTTGTTGTTTTATCTGGTTTCCTTAGATGAATCGTTGCTGTTTTACTTTCATCGTCTTCATCTAAGGGGATTACCAAAGTTCTAATTATTCCGTATTTTGCTTTTAATTCTTCTAAATTTTCCATATTTGTTTTTTTATACAAATATAATAAAAATTATTTAAATTAAATATATTCTACGTCAGAAATAATTAAATCAATATCACAACTAATTGAAGTATCTCCAGTTGCTGATTTTCTTGGGTTATTCATAAAACGGCAATTTCTTAATTTGTGTTTTCTTGTAACCAAAGCAGCATCTAAATAAATAACAACAATATCAAACTCAGGAATATTTTGAATGCTGCCTAATGGTGCAACTGAGGTAATATTCTCAATTTCTTCCATTAACAAAGTTATCTTTGCAGTTGGTTCAAATTTACCATAACCACGTGATACAACCTTATTTCCAGCACCATAGATATTCTCCATGTTTTGCTTATTATCATACTCAATTGAAGTAATGCCTACCATTGGAACACCTAAGATGTTCACAATGATGTCTGCATACTCGTAACTTTTACCATTAATTAATGGTGGAATTATATAACTCATTTTTTTATATTGATAAAGTGAAACCTACATTTACTTGAATAGTTCTTGCTACTCCCATTGGTACAATTGCTACACTAATTACTAATTTAGATGTACTTAACACGTTTTGAGTTGGGTCAATAGTAATACTATATGCAGAAAGTTCAGCGTTACGTTGCATAACGTCTAATGCTTGAGCACATAATGTTTCATAGAATCCAATAACGTCTTCTGTTAAAGTACCATTAGAATTTAATTTAACAGGACTTGCTAATTGTGGCAATAAAAATACTCTTAAATTACGAATTGCTTTATTGAAAGTTCTATTGTTTTCAATGTATGCAAAATCATTGTTTACAGGAATACAAGTATGAGAATCATTAAAATATGAACCTTCATAACTTACAAACTTCTTAAGAATGATGTAACCTAAAGAATTTAAATTATCAATTAAACCATCTGATTGAGCTGAATAAACTGCTCCATTAGCAAAAGCTAAAGTATCAAATTCTACATTAGATACATTAAATTTACCTGTCCAAGCAATATCCTCATTTACATTTGCTAAAGCAACTGCTCCTAAAGTAGTACCTAAACAACCGATTGAAACAGCGTTTGCTAACCACAATCTATAACCATTGTTTGCACCATCTTGTCCTAAAACAACAGATACATTTGCAGCGTTTAATAATCTTAAATCTGCTAAAGTAGTTAATGAAGTTGCACTGGTCATTAATCCTTGATAAATAACCTCTAAAGGTTTGTGATTAACAACGTTTGCATCTACAATTGATTGTAAAGTTGTAACTTGAGTTGTTGCAAAAGCAGTAGTTTTTTGGTATACTCCAATTTGTCTAAGTTTACCTAAAGCAACGTTTTGCATTAAAGTAATACTTGCAAAAGTTGTCGCATCCGCAACAGGATAAATACCAACAAATAATTGACCTTTCGGCTGTATTCTAAAAAATTCATTAATGTGATAATATAAAATATCAATATCTGAAGCAATACCAACTACTACATTCTGAACTAAAGTAGCTGCATAAGTAGTTGTAGTTCCTGTTACTGTATAACTATATGGAGTTCCTGAATTTAAATAAACTCCTTCTTTTTTTGGTGCTGTAATTGTAACAATAGCAACTGATGGACTTGATGTAAATCCATGAACTGGTGTTAATACATTAATTGCGTTTGAGATAGCCAATGCAGCAGTTGTAGTAGATACAACGTCAGCAGTAGTTAATGTGTAACTACATAAAGTTAATAAACCTTTAGTAGATTGAACTGAAACAGTAACCGTTTCACCTGCAGTACCTTTATTAGTAACTGTATGTGTTGAAGTCGATGAAGTAGCTCCTAATCCTGTATTTAAAATACCTAATGCTTCTGCATCTTGTATTGAAAAAATGCTCTTTACTCTATCAGTCGATGTGAATCCTGATGGTAATGTAGCATCTGAATAAAACAAGAGACCAGATATAAAATCCTCGCCTGCTAATGGTCTACCAAGACCACCTTGTTTCTTTACAAATATAACGTCGTTTGATGCCATTTTTTATTTATTTTTTTAAAAAAAAGGCTTGTAATTAGTTTACTACAAGCCTTTCTTATTAGTTATTTATTTATTAAGATACCCAAGCTTGAACTAAAGCACAAACACCTTTCATGTCTGCTCTTAAAATTGCTGAACCTAAAAGAACCTCCATGTTAAAGATAGAACCTAAATATTCAGGTTTTCCGTTACCGTTATCACCTTGGTCATACATAGGATTCATAGAACCTAAAGCACGTGATACAGTAGTTGGATGCCAAGCAATACAAGCTAAACGGTCAGATGCTACAGTAGCAGTTCCTGGTGCAGTTGGTACAGTTGCTGTTTTAGCGTAAATAGATACTGTTGGACGCATCATGATTTCAAAACCAAATAATTGAGCTACAACACCTGTTGCAATTGTACTTGTTTGGAATCCGTTGTAAGAAGCACGAACTACTTCAGAAATTGTGAATAATTCCCAAAACATATCAGCATTCATTAACAATTTACGACCCATTCTTGGAACGTTATCTTTGTCCATTTTCTTTGCTAAGTTAGCAATGTCAATTAATGTAACTGCTTTACGAGTTCCTGTTGCTCCTGGAGCTAAAGATGTTCCTGCAGTACCAGTTGTTTCAACAATGTTTAAAGCGCCTGTAGCAGACCAAGAATAAGCTACTTGAGTACCAACTCTCTCAACTAAAGTTGAAATTTGCTGTCCAATAACTGAGTTCTTTTTGTCGTAAGATACTTGAATTGCATCTAAGTTATCAATTAACGTTGGCTCTAAAGCATAACGAGTCATTGAGTAAGTTCTATCAGCATCCACACGTGGTGCAATAGTTAAAGGTAATGATGTAGGATTAACCAATACTGTTGGATTAGCTCCTGATTGTGGAATGTGTACAGTTCCAAACGCAACGTATTGTGAGTGGTCAACTGAAGCAGGTAAGAACGCTGCATCTTGGTTTAAAGTTTCAACAACTTGGTTTACCCAAATTTCTTTTATTAGTGCCATTTTATTTGTTTTTTAATTGTTTATATTTAGATTGTTACTTTTAATTTTTTTACTAACTTTTCAAATTCTTCTGGATTAGAATTTTGCATTTCAGTTAATCCTTTGTTATCATTTTTTAACCAATCGTTAAATGTCCACTCTGAACGATTTTCAACGCTACCATCTGCTTTAGTAACTGTAAAATCAAATACAGGAGTTGCATTTTTAACCACGCTAATTTTATTTAACATGTTTTCAATTGTTTCAAAGTTTGATACTGCTAAAGAAACTAAAGATTCTTTTTCTTCTTCTTTAATTTTTTTATCCTCAAATGCTTTGTTTACTAAGTTAGTAGCTTTGTTCTTCATGTCAGCAATAGCAGCTTCTTTAGCTAATTCTTCTGCATCAGTGAAAGCCTTTAACCTTTCTTTTAATTCTAATATTTCAGCATCTTTTGATACCAAAATACTATCCTTTTCTTCGATAGCTGAAACGATTTCTTCTTCAGATGCTTCGTTTTTCAACTTCAAAAAGTCTGTTACTTTTATCATTGTTTTTGTTTTTGGGTTTATTAATTTATTGTATATTAAAGCCATATTATAAAGGCTTTCCGTTTTATTCATTTTAATTTTTTTGCCACTTGAAACAACTTCATTAACCAAACCATTAGCTAATGCTTCAGTTGCAGATAACCAAGTTTCATTGTCCATCATTGTAGATATTTCATTCATTGGTTTTCCACAACGATTAGAAATAAGAGTAACTAATGTTTCTTTAACCAAATCAAGCATTTTAGAATCACCACCACTTGGATTGTGTAACATTAAAGTACCGTAATCCATCATGTAGCATTTTTTACCAGCCATTGCAATAACTCCTGATATACTTGCTGCTAATCCATCAATATAAGTATTACAGGGAACTTTAGAATTTAATATTGCACTAACAATACTATATCCTTCTAAAACCGAACCACCTACTGAGTTAATACGAACAGAAATGCTTTTGCATTTTTCTTGTAAGTATTGCATTTCATAAGCAAATGAAGTTCCATTGATGCCTTGGGTTAAATTACCATTTTCATCAATAGAATCACCAATTTGAGAATAAAGCAAAATTGTGCCTTCTTCTTCTGAAACGTTTTTTATGTATTTAAAATTTTCGATATAACAAAATTATTTAAAAATTATTTATATATTTGTAATTGTAACAAAAATTAATATTATGGCTGAAAAATCAATAGAAAATCTATTAAAAAAGAAATCAGATATGGCTATGAAAGTAACTACTCGCATTTGTGGTTATGCTAAAGATGGCTTTATAAATGATTGCGTTAATAAAGAAGCTCTTGAATCTCATGTTGCTAAAAATATTATTGAAATTTATTATCAAATTATTAATAATATACCTAATCATAAATACATGGAATTTGTAGAAATAAAAAGGTATATTAAAGATAATTTAAAGTTATAATTCTTTTACAAACATTTTTACATTTGTAACAGTAATGTTATCTGTACCAGTATCAATTGCTAATTGACCTTTTATTGTTTTACCTGCAGCTAATGTTATTATTGTTTTGCATTGAAAGTTTAAAATAGGTGTTGTATCTACAGTTGAACCTGATAGTACAGTAATGCCAACACTTACTCGAGAATCATCTAATGAAACAGAATCTGTATCATTGTATAATCTAAATAAAGCACCACCACCTGCAGAATTAGTTCCACTTGTTGTTCCAATGTTTACTGTTCCTTTTAATTCAATTTCATATTTTTTTGTACTACCTGATGTAACGTAACTCAAAGAAGTAAAGTCAATATAAACTGATGAAGAAGTTGTTTGACTTGCTAATGTGTATTGACTAGCTATTTTAACATTTGTAAAAGCATTTATAACATCATTAACATTATACAAAGCTCCACTTGCTGTTGGTGTGTAAGTTATGTATCTATTACCATGTACATTTCTATTTACTGAATCGGTAAATAAAACAGGGTCAGCAACAGAATCAGGAGTTGTATCTACTATTGCATAATCATAACCTGCAACGTTTTCGCTTGTTCTGTATAATTCATTACCATAAAAAACATAACCATCACCTGTTATTCCACCATAATTATCTGCAGAAATAAAATAAGGAGTTGTCGCTGAGAATGTGTGTCCGTGTGAAACAATAATGTTTCTACAAACTGCGTAAATCATTTCTTTATTTGCTTCTTGCAAAAATGCTAATGATAAACCAGTAAATGGTTGTTGAATTGATGGGTCTACGATTTGTGATACGTCTATTTTTTTCATTTTTTTTAGTTTTTAATATGTTAATACTTGATAGCTCATGCCTGCTAAATTATATAAATCTGCAAAATTTCTAATTGCATTTTCTCTATTAATTGTTGTACTACCTAATGTAATAAATAAAGCAGATGGAACATAAATGGTATAATCGTAAGCGTTTGATGAATAGGTATAAGCATTTCCTAAATAATTAACTTGATAAATACTATTAATAGACATGCTTGAACTAACAGTTCCACTATTACCCATTACAAAAGGAGTTACAAATGTAGTTGTGTTTTGTATGTAAATTTGTGGGTCTAAAGATGGAACTCTAAAATATCTATTTAGCATGTATTCAAATATAATGTTTTGGGCGTTTCCATTAATTCTATTATTTACGCCAATAAAATTATCTTGAGCTTTAACCCAGTATAAAGGATTGTTTGGCAAATTACCTGCAGTTGAAATTTTATTAATATAAATATAAACACATTTATCTTCATAAATTACAATATCATTTAAAATATAAGAATTTGTTATATCAAAATTTAAATAACTTACATTTGCTCTGTAATTATAAAATAAAGTATTAAAGAAATTTAATTCTTTTAATAATACTTTTAACCACGCTAAGAATCTATTTGTTCTTAATTTTGGTGGTGTTAATTGCTGACTAACATAGTCGGTATCAATATCGTAAAAATCCATATTATTGAGCTATAAATGTAAGTGTATTTGTAAATAATTGACCTGATGTGGTTTCTTCTTCAATATAACCTGCTATTGATGGATAGTTAGATATAATTGTTGTTTTATTTTGAACTAAATAAGTTTTACTTGCAAATGGTGTTGTATTTGAACGAATAGCAACGTCTACTAAAATAATATCAGTAACTCCTGTCACGTTTTGAATTGCATCTGTTAATCTTAATAAATTAATAGCTCCATCAAATGGTATGTTTGATAAATATGTATTAATTGCAGCAATAACATTAACACTAATCGTTGAAGCGTATTGACCATTATAGTAAATGTTAGCTTTAATGTATAATTTATCAGACGATAATGAATTTACTTGATAATTAACACCTGCAAATGAAATATCTGAAATATAACCAGTTAATGATGCTAATTCAGGAGCTGACAAAGCAACAGGTGGGTCTGATTTTGCAACCTTAATAATAACTGTTTTAATAGGCGATGTTTTAACGCTACAACGTGTTATGAGTAGTAATGTAGAATCTACAATTGGATACGTTACGGCTAAGCTAACTGGGTCTACAGATAATACTTGAGGAACTGTTGCTGAGTATTGGAAATCAAATATTCTTTTTTGAAACCAAAAGTTAGAACCAACAGGAGCTACTTTAACAATGGCTTCAATTTCTGTTTTGTAGGTATCAAACAATTGCTCAAAATAATTGATAATACTTGCAGTTATGTATTTCCATAACCTATAAATAGCAGTTTGTGATGTACTATTTAACGTTGCTAATTGAGTTTGAGACGCTTGTTCTACGTCCATTGATGCTATAATTGTTTCCGTACTTCTTGCCATTTTTTATATTTCTAATGTTCCTGTTAATAATAAATCTGGTGATGCTAATGTATTTGGTCTTGTATCAGCATCAAAATCTTTGCCTGTTACTGTAAATCTAATTTCGTATGCTTGTATATTATCATGGTCAAAGTTTTGAGTATCTGATTCACGACCAAATAAAGAAAATAACCTTGTTTCTGAATTAAATCTGCTTAAAGCAACGTAAATACTTTGCTTAATATCTAAAATATCAATGTCTTCTGTTTTATAACTTTCAAAACCTAAATGTATGCAAACAATAAAATCGTATTGTTGAACTCCACAAAGTAAATCACGGCATTCTGTAGGTTCAAATTCAATAAAACAACAAGGATATAAAAATGGTTCATTAACATTTTCACGTTCAAATTGGTTATTCCATAAACGAACGTACTTAATGCCTTCAATGGCTTCAAGTGTTGTTTTAATTTCGGTGTATAATGTTTTTAAACTCATTTGAATATTTTTTCTATGTTAGCTCTTAATCTTAATTCTATTTTGCGTGATAAACGTTCACTATAACCAACAAATTTACGCTCAGGCATTGTAAAACCTTTGCCACGACCACTTCTTAATCCATCATTGTGTACTTTTGCATACGGTACATTAGATTCTATTCTAATTGAATATCTACCTATTTTACGAGTAGTTAAAGAACGTTTTAAATTACCTGTTTTAACTAAAATAGCTCTACCTTCATTGTCTCTACCTCTTTTACGTTGTTTCCATGCTTTAAAACTTAAATCAGTAAAACCACCATCAGTAAATGATTTCTTATAATGATTAATAGCATAAATACCCATAGTATCTACCATATCAGCAATGGTTTTTTCAGCCATTTGCATATTTTTAACTATTTTTCTTGCTTCGTTAAATTTCATTAGGCATAGGTAAACCAAAATTAGTTTTGGCAAAGTTTTTATCTCTTGGTGCTACATCAAAATATGGGTGTTCTTTACTAAATACAATTTTTTCCTTGCCAGCATTAAACTTAAAAGCATCAGGTACATTTTCAACAACTAAATTTTCTGTATTAGTAACAGTTCCTTCATCTAATTGAATAACATCACATCTACAATTCCATCCATTTGGTGGCATATAATTATTCCAAAATGGATCATCTACTTTTTTAATAATTTTATTTAATGCAGCATGTTCAGGTCTTACACGACCATCTTGAGCAGTTTGATATTGTAAATAAGGAAACAATCCTTTAGTTCTTTCAATATCTTGCCATTGTGATGCTGTACGACTTTGAGCAATTGCACTATTATACTCAGCGTTTAAATAGTTTTTATTATATTCATCAAAAACTGTTTTAGCTTGTTTTTTAAATTCATTAAATGGAACAATTTTGCCATTATCGGTTAATAATGAACTCATTTGTCTAACTTGCTGATATTGTTTAGCACCACTAAAAATAAATACATTATCACGTAAAGCGTAAAGCATTTGGTAATCCTCACTAAGATAAAGAACGGTATCTAATGTTTTACCATAACCTTTATAAACTCCACTTGTTAATTTATCTGCTACCTTTAAATAAGTTTTAACATCTAAACTTCGCAAAGTAATAGTTCCTGCATATATTCCAGCAATTACTCTATCAATTTCCTGTTCATCAAATAAATCAGGTTCTTGATTAATTATATCACAAAATGAACACATTAGTTATAAAAATCCTTTAATTTATTTTGAATCGTTGCAACTCCTGTATCTATGTTTGTTTTCATTTCAACAGGCGTTCCGTAAGTTTTTTCAATATAATCTGCAGGAATATTATAATATTTTAATAATTCTAAATCTATTTTTGAACGTTCAATTAAACCAAGTTCATCGTCTTGTTCTGTTTCAATCTTTGCACCATTAAACTTAATACCTAAATTTTCAAGCATTGGTATTAATTGTTTATTTAAAACGTTTTCAATAAAGTGTTCATCATTTTCGCCATAACTTTGTAAGATACGCTCATGAACTTCCGCTGAACCAACAAACGCTTTCTCTGCTGTAGTACCTGTTTGCCCTAAAATAAGTTTTGATATTTCAGAATTACAACGTTCAATTAGCATATCAAATACGTTAAAAGCATCTGAGTTACTTGATTCAATTAGTTCAATAATATCATCTGTATCAAAACGTCCCCATGCAGCAACGCCCATATTCTTTAACATGTTATCCATGTTATCTGTAGTTGTTTTATCACGTTTTGATGTTTTACCAATACGAATTGGCGAACCAAATATTTCTTGATATTGAGCCCAAGCACCTAAAGCATTTTTTTTCCAAATAACTAAAGGAGCTACTTTATTTAATAAACCTAAATCACGACGTTTACCAACGCCAATACAAAAATCAGAATAAGGTTGTTCAGTATAATTAATTCCTGTAATATCACCCCAATGTTTAACAACAAGGTTAAATTCAGGCTTTACAAATTGACGTGGAACTAAATGAACCTCTTTAAAATAATTATCAATCAATGAATCAAATTGAACTAATGAATAACCCCAAAATAATGAATCTAATGAATAATCTAAAAAATCACGAAACCATTCTGCTTCTAACATTTCGGTTAATTCTTCGTTTTCACTACCATCTTTATTTACAACGCAAAAGTTACGGCATAAAGTTAAATTTTTACGTTGTTGAATACATGCAGTAGTATGAGCATCAAGAACAATATCATTGTATGTTCTTATTAAGTCATAACGGTTTGGATAATTAACATTTTCAGCATTTTGTAAAGCTAAACGCCATTTACCAATATCTTGAGATATACGATAAATTTGAGATGTAATTTTTTCAATGCTATTTAAAGTATTATTTTGTGGCAATAATTCCTTTGAAGCATTTTCTATTTGTGTAAATGGTATTTGGATTCCTAATATTTTCATTTGTTTATTTTTTCTAAAATAAATGTTTTACCTGTAATTAAATCTAATGCCAATACACGTCCATCGGTTAAAGTCATTACTATTTCAATATTTTTATTCATTAATACATGTTAATGTTAGCAGTATTAACTCCGTTAGCATTCCCCCAAGTAATTGAATTACCTTGAACTGGTAATATTTCGGGAATATCTACATAAATTTTACCAGCACTAACATTTTTTAACCATCCAATAGCACCACCAATTTGACTTGCAATATTACCATCATAACGTTCTTTTCTTAAATCAGGAACGTTACGTGGGTTAATTCTACAATGTAAATTATATAAAGTAATATCTATTAAATATTGTACTATTTCTTGGTTTCTATTATCACCTAAAGTCCATTTTGTAGCATCAGTTGGTAATATACCTGTTACTGAATATTCAAGACCTTGAGTCCAATAAACTGTATTAGTAGGTAAAATACCTGAGATAGGTTGCTTACAAGTATAAGAGTAATTGTTATAAAATACAATATCACCAATTGCGTATGTTAAAGAATTATTGTATTCAGGATTAGGTAATGTAATGTAGTATAAATTTTTATCATTGCAAACAAATTCCCATTCAGCTAAAAGAAAAGCGTGAGCAACAGAACCTGCAATAGACTTATAAATCTTTCCACTATATGATACTCTTTGATTTGTTATATAAACAGTAGTGGCACTAAATACAGGCTCTGTATACTCAACTAAATTGTTGCCTTTATATGTAGATGCTATATTAAATGAATAAGTATTTGAGAATACTTTATCCACTTGGTAGCGTTGTTTTAAATGACCAATCATTGTAAGTTGAGCTGCTTGTTCAACGTCAATTAAAAGGTTATAATTTGATTCAATTATTTGAGCCAAGTTATCACTTTGTATAGCTCTTTCATAATCTAATAAACGTAATAATCTTGCCATAGTACAAATTTATATTAAAAATTGTTACAAAAATTATGTTTGTTACAAAATGTTACATTTTATGTTTATCAGAAATATAATTGCGTCCAATAGAACGTCCAACAATAATATCACCATGCTGAAACCTTGAATATTCATCACTAAAGGCTTCACAAATTAAGTAATCGGTTAAATCGGAAAGATGCCCATACTTTTGGTAACTAATACCTGTTTTACTATCACGTTCCTTTGCTTTGTCTTTAGAACCATCTGCAGCTTCTTTAGTGTTTGTAAAATCTGAAATTGCTGTTTTACAATTATCTGAAATTATTAAATTAAGGTCGTATAAGTTTTTATCTAATATTTTGTTTATGAAATTAGCCCTCATAACAACCGATGGGTTTGAACGTGCTACTCTTAATGTAGGTTGGTATTGCATTAATTCATTTTCTATTAATCTAAAGAAGTTATATCCTTTTTGTTGTTTAACATCCTCTTTTTGAGATGTAGCATCACCATAAATAAATAAACCAGCATTATGGCTATGATACCTATATTTAAACTCATTACATACATCATGTACTGTATTGCGTGGGTTTATGCCTAATATTTCATCAATCATTCGTATTTCAGTGCCTTGTATTTGAAACACGCCACAAGGTAAATAAGGATTAACGTTTTCATCCCAAGAAATATGCAAAGCTAATTCAGGATTGTATTCCAAACGTTTAACGTGTTTATCTAAATTGAAGTATTTATAAAATTCTGAGCCTGTACGTTCTTGTAAGTCCCAGTTACCTTCAACAAAGACTTGATATTCATACGTGGTTAGCGTTTTAAGTGATTCTAAGTAACTTTCGGGAACAAATGGGTTATCGGTTATCTTTGATGGAATGTATAGCCAATTGTCAGGTAAATCATTTAATTTCCACTTATTATAGATTAATTCCTTGACCCAGTTATTAGATGGATTACAGGTTGCTAAAATAATTGGTTTTGGTTGTTTGTCAATGATTTGTGAACCAGCACGCTCAATACACTTATAAAAAGTTTTTTGTTGCAACTCATTAATTTCTTCTAATAAAAAACCGTTCACTTCTAATCCTTTAAACCTGTTTAATTCTTTGTCATCTGCATAATTTTCACCCATAAATATAATCTGCGAATCATTACTTAGTGTAACTGTTTGCGTATCTTGATTGTAGGACTTAATAAATGATTGAGGGCAAACCTTATTAAACGATGGTATTGTAGTTCTTTTAAGCGTTTGTAAAGTATCACGAACTATACACCATTTAGATTTTGGGTACATTTTAGCCAAAAGTAATAATGCTCCAATACCTGCAAAGGTTTTACCTCCACGAATTGCACCACCATACATAATAAAGTTGTAATTATTGCTAAAAATAGCTTCTAAGAACTCTATTTGTTTTGGAAACGGCTCAAATACTATTTGCTTATTAGAGTTCAATTTCGGTGTTACCTATTTTAAATATTTGTGTTGTTGTTTCAACTTCTGCTTTTAAATCTACTGCAGTTGGAACAAGTTTAATCCAAATCTTTGTATAAAATGATTCAGGATTTTCTTTCGCCCATGCCTCTAAATTATGTAAATCACTTGCTTGAAGTAACTCAAAAACTTTTTGAATTGACTCCTTAGCAGTTGCTGTATTTTTGTTTGGTGTACCTAAAGCACGACCACCTTTTTTTTTCTGTCCTTCAATAAATGGCATACTATTTTAATTCTAATTTAGTACAAATATACAAATTAATTACAATATATTACAAATCTAAAGCCATTAACATTTACAAGTTGGCAAATTGGAGCTATGTATAAAATTTCAAAGTATTTCATTAGAAGTCTATTAAAGTGTTGTTATTAATTATTCCTTGATTTAAAAATTCTGTATTATCTATTTGTTTTGGAGCTTCAATAGTATTAATCCATGATTCATAACTTGGCGTTCCTTTGTAGTATCTACCGTTTGTTTTATCCCAACTCATTTGAATACAACCAGTTTGTCCCCAATGTTTAAATTTAACCTTTTGAACGTATATTTCTGTTAAACCTGTTTCATAATCACGGTACACTGTAATTCCATTTGCTGTTTTATTGTAAAAGTTAGCTGAGCCACTAATTGAGTAAAGGTTTGGTATTTCATATTTGCCTGTTGATTTATCTTTTTGTATTTTAGTAGGGTGTGCTACCAGAAAGCAATGTACTTTATTTTTTTCACAAAAAATGGTTATTTTATCAAGTTGCTCAGAAATATATTTAGTTTCATTATTTGTGTATTGATGGTCAAGTTTATTCCATGCATCAATAACAAATGCTTTTATACCTTTTTTACGTACTAACTGTTTAACTGCAGCTAAAATATTATCTAAAGTAAAGTCATTTTCAGGATTAATAAAAAAGAAATTTTTAGCATGATATTCAATTAAGTTTTTTAAATCAATAGGACTTAATCGGTTGCTACCTTCAAATGGTTTACCTGAAATCTTTTCAGCAAACTTACTAAAGTGTAATTCAAGTGGATGGTTTTCTGGTGAGTATAAAGCTGTTTTCCAATCATGTGAAATGTTTAATCGACAAAGAATAAAGTCAAGGAACTCACTTTTACCATGTCCTGGAATACCTGTAATAGTTGTTAAATACCCTTCTTGAAACTTAATGTGCATATCTACTTCACCAACGCCAATTCCGCATCCTGATGGCAAACCATTGTTATAATATTCATAAATATCACGTTCAATATCTAAGGCGTTAAATACTCCAACAATTGGAAACTCTTTAGCATCTTTTATGGAATCAATAACTGCTTTCATTCCATATTTAATTAAACAATCGTTAGCATCTTTACAGTCTTTAAATACTATTTTACTGCAATTTTCAAAGCCTAAACGCCTTGCTAATTCATTTTGTAAGTTTAAACCAGCTTTGTCATTATCTAAAGCTAATAAAAACTTTGTATTATCTGAAAACGAATCAATACAATTATCTAAGTATTCAAGATTAATTTTACCTAATCCTGCACCATTAGGAACTGAAACAACGTTTTTAAAACCACATTCATAAATAGCTAAAGCGTCCATTTCGCCCTCACAAATTATAATTGTTTCATTATCAATGGTTGCATCAAGATTATAAAAAATTAGTTCGGCATCTTTAAAAAGTTTAAAATCTTTATTTTTACCTCTTGACTTGATATTTATTAGTTCTCCATTCCTAAAATAGTTAAATTGAATTGTTGGTATTTCTGCCCTTGCATTTGGCATCCATTCAACTGCTTCAGTAACTTTTAATTCCAATAAGGTTTTTTCACTAATTAAACGGCTTTTAAAGAACTTTAAACAGTTATCGGTATACTTACTTACTTCAACTATTTTAGGGCGTTTAAATTCAATTTGTGTGTGTTTTGGTTCAAAAGGTTTATTTTCTACTAAAACTATTCCACAATGGTTGCATCGACCTGCAGATTTGTTTAAGTTAAAACTGAAACATTTGTCTGTTTTCTTTTTTCGAGTTGGCGAACATTCAGGACATGTCATTTGATTTTCTCCATTTTTGTGAACGTCGATGGTATACTCTTTTTTATCTGCTAAGTTAATTACTTTGATATCTGCCATTATATTTCGTGTTTTTCTTTATAATATCCTGTTTGTTTTTTTTCAACTAATTCAATATCAGT